GGATACGAAGAGTTGCCACTGTTATCTGAGAATTCATGCGAATGTCATACTTGGAGTAATCCCAAGCTATCATTTCGCTTTTATCAAATTTTGTGGCATGTCCCCAAATCTTCGACCATTGACGAGAGAAGGGATTCGTTCCCACTGCACACTCACTTTCCATCTGATCGCTTAGCCAAGCGGTCACAGGTAGAAAGTACTTTCGGATCAGCAAACTCAAAGCTACAGGACAGGCATAGAAAACTCTCACCTTGTCCTTATCAACTGGAGTAGGCTCATCCTTAAGTGACGCATTACAGACGGGATACCCTCGCTCACCTTTTTGGTAGCAAGCAAGCAGACGCTCTTTTTCAGCGATTATGGCTGCAGAGGGTATACGATCCTTCAAGACTTGTCCATCTCTAACCTCAGTAAAATGCTTTTCCTTTTTTCCGAATACAGGGAAACCCATACTCGTATTCATAGGTAGAGCATCTAGATGTTTGACTCCGGGTCGCCCCAGAATCGCTTCTTGATCTGATAGAGGTTGCAGTTGTGGAATAGTCTCTAACAATGGTTTTGAATAATCGTCCATTGCCTTTTCAACTGCTCGAGGAGGAAACATTAACGCTGGGTTCTTGAAGTGTTCCATTGTTGCATTATAGCATTTCCAATTCGGTCGAAGTCTTGGTGGTCCCCAAATACTAGGGACACCACATGACTTTTCGACTTCATCGGATATTACTGATTTTACAACAGAACTCTTCATCTGTGAACGTAAGTGCGTACTACCGAGCACATCAACAAAGTCCGTGTTCTCCAAGCGAGAAGCCATTGCGTGTGGGTGAATGACTTCTGACGCTATAACCTGTTTTCCATACTGTGTGGTAGGAACAGGTCCAGCGTTGGCATGGATAATATGTCCTTTATTTCTGAGCTCTTCTATGCTCTTCTCGATATCACTTTTGGTGACAGATTGGCAGACACCTTTTCCTGAGGTGTTACCGCCGATGTGCATTCCGACAATACACGGATCCTTGGTTTCGGATATGAGGAGTCCCATACAGGTTCCATCTCCAATCAAAGTGCTCTGGTACTCTCCACCATAGAATTTTCTGTACATGTGATGGGTGTTTCCAAAACTAGCCATTACACGTTCTGTTTTCTTAGAAAGAGAAGTATTCAGCAATCCTTTGGTTTGAACATGAGTTAGGAACTTACAATGTCCGGAACCTGTAGGCAATTCGAGCGGGAACATGGATGTTTTGTCTCGTAGATCTGGGCAATTTGGGACAACGCAAACTATTAAATCCTTGTTAGGAACAGAATACGAATTTGTCTCATCAACCCTGAAGGTAAATGTTCCTCCAGGTTTGTCCGACCTCTTAACAGTCACTTCCATACCTGCACATCGTGTTGTGGTCATGTTCCCACCTGTGTAAAACAAGTGCTCTGGAAACATGGCCACACCTTTCCGTGGAAACACAATGTTACAATGGCCTTGAGTTCCGTCTGGACGACTAAAATCTGCAAAGAAAAGATTATTTTTGGTAAAAGTTTCAACAAGATGTTGTGAACTCATGCCTTTACTCTTCTCTGTAGTAGTGGTTTTTAGACCAATTTTTGTCATCATCAGACCAAACCAAGAAGTTTCCGCTCCATTCGCCATGACATCACCGTTTTCAATACGGGACTGGTTCCACCAGGAAATGACTTTCAAAAGCAGGAGGACAGAAGCTGTTGCAGCTCCAACCAGTTCGGCTGTTGAATCTTTCACTGCCATGAGTTTCATGATTTCATATTTTGGTAGTTCTCGACTTGCCTCAAGTTCCGCAATCATTCTTCTACAAGTGCGGACTCTCTCAATGTTGTACATTTGTCTTCCAATATTGACACCTCCTAAAACACCTCCAAGAATATACCACTTGTTATTAAGTAGAAATTTATCAAGGAAGGTAAGGATGTGTGGATGTTCGGTTACAGTTTTCACTAAACCAAGGGAAGAATATGTCACAACGTCTGGAAAATAGGGCTTGCGCTTACAATTCCAGTACGAAAGAGCAACGGAGACAATAGATCCATAAAATAGGCTTCGACGATACCACTTTGTCCTTCTGTTGACGGATTGCAATTGCCACATTTTCAACATATATTGAAATGGGCCAGAGTTCCAAACAACATCAGGAGTGATTCGAGCCAAGATTGGATCAGTTGTCTCGCGAATGATGTAAGACATTTCATCGGACAGACCTTTCGTCGTGAACCATCGGATGGGTGCAAAACCTAACCACCAACCAACATCAATCCATGGTCCAAAGTAAGACATGGCTGCTTTCTTAACTGATTTCTTAGTGGCATCAACAACAAAATCACCAACTGCTTCCAAAGAATGTGGTTTAATGTTATTTTTCATGCCAACAAGAGTTGAGGCTGCAGTCAAAATCTCTGCACCCTCCTGAGCGGTCTTCTTGCAAGGATCAACACCAGCTGGGATAAGCTTAAGTGCATAATCAACTTGCCATCGGAACCGAGGAGGGGAACCAGGAACAATCCCACAAAACCCTTTAACGGGGTTGTGTGAAATCGGTAATGAACAAGGGCGGCGATGGAAGAAATTAGAAATCTGATGATCCAAATTCTTTGCAGGCATTGGTGCAACATGACTTCCAACATTCAACCAACATCGCTTATCAACAGGTGGAAACTTAATTCTGTTTAGATTTGCTTTTCCAATGCTGAAACCTTTTGGGGGTGGTTGGTGAGACTCGAGAGCTTCGGGCTTGACAGGTTCTTTAGGGCAGGTACATGTTTTTCCAGGCATCTTGCACTCCTTACAGAATGTGATCGTATCGAAATCCTTTGATCTTTGAACAACTCCTTCCTGTACTTGTTTATGTCTCTCAGAAAGAGATACAACAACTTTAAGAAATTGATCTAAATTAAGGTCCTCGCATAGAACATCTCCGTTCGGGGTAGG